CGACCATTAGCATTGCTGTTTATGGTTATGCCAACATAAGTGAGCGTATTGAAAAAAATGCCAGAGAAGCACGCAACATTAGAGGTAATCAAAACAATTACATCTTTCCTGATATTAGAGAACTAGAAGAAAAAACAGTTGAACTAGAACGACAAGTATTTGTCTTGGAAACTGAACTAAAACTTTATGAAAAAGAAATAGATGGTTTAAGGCAAAGAGAGTATGAAAGCCTACAACTATGTAAGAATCCAAGCTAGAATAAAGCATGAAAAAAATAAAAGTCAAAGAAAAATGGTAAACAAACCATCAGAAAAAAAGTAAAATAAATTATGGCATTATCAGGAAGCACAAACTTTGAACCTAACGTAGCAGAATTTATTGAAGAAGCTTTCGAGCGCTGTGGCTTAGAATTAAGAACAGGATATGATCTAAAAACAGCTAGGAGATCTATAAATTTTTTATTAGCTGAATGGGCTAACAGAGGTTTAAACCAATGGACTATAGAACAAGCAACACAAACAGTTACACAAGGCACAGCAAGTTATACACTTAATTCAAATGTTATTGATGTTTTAGATTGTTCTTTAAGAAGAACAGAAGGTGGAACTACAACAGATTTACAAATGTCAAGAATAAGCAGATCGGAATATTTAAACATTCCCACCAAAGCTACACAGTCCAGACCATCGCAGTTTTTTTTAGACAAGCTAACTACTCCTGTTTTAAAAGTTTGGCCAACACCAGAAAACTCAACAGACATTTTAGTCTTTAACAAAATTGTTAGAATGGACGATGCTGATGCAGCTACCAATACTTTGGATATGCCATTTAGATTTTATCCATGTTTTGTTGCTGGACTAGCTTATTACGTATCATTGAAAAGAGCGCCTGAAAGATCTCCTAATTTAAAACAAATATACGAAGAAGAGTTTAGAAGAGCAGCAGACCAAGACGAAGACAGAGCTTCATTAAAAATAAGCCCATACTCTAGAGGTGGCTATTAATGGCATGGAGACGTCCAAACTATGCTGGCGGTAATGCCAACATAACTCATCAAGATGTAGGTTCATTAAAATACTTAGACTCGATAGGGTGTCGTTCAATGCTTGATGTTGGTTGCTCAACTGGCGACCAAGTTAAAAACGCTCTTGACTTAGGTTGGGGAGCTTTTGGTATTGATGTTGACGATCATGTTATTTTTGAAAAAAAAGTGCCAAATTGTGCGCTTATAGATTTAGCTGTTAACCCTGTAATATTTCACAAACCATTTGATGTAGTTTGGTCAGTAGAGGTAGCTGAACATATACCAGAGGAATTTGCTGATAAGTTTGTTGAAACTTTGGTAAAAAATTGCGATAAATATTTAATACTAACAGCCAACAATACTCCTGGTGTTTATCACCCAAACCCACAACCACTTAGCTATTGGATAGAAAAAATAGAAGCGCAAGGTTTAAAACATTCTGATAAACTAAAAGAAAATATACTTGAACATTCAACAATGGAACGAGAGTTTCTCAGAGTGAATGGCATGTTTTTTGAGACATAAATATGGCATACGCAGTAGGTAAATTTGCATTAGCACATTGCGATAGATGTGGGTTTCGTTACAAACTTTTAGAATTAAAAAAAGAATGGAATGGTTTAAAAGTCTGTAAAGAATGTTTTGAAATTAAACATCCACAATTAGAACCTGTACCAGCAGTAATAGATCCAGAAGCCTTATACGAGCCAAGACCAGACAATGATAACGAAAACACAAATTACGTACATGTTTTTACAAATACAGACCCTGTAGGAATTAATTTTAANCCTGTATCAGCGACTTCTAATTTGGGAAGTGTTACNATAACTACATCATGACATTAAGCGAATTAAAAACATTAATACAAAATTACACAGAATCTAGTGAAACCACTTTTGTAAATACTTTAGATGACATTATAAAAAATACAGAAGACAGACTATTTAATGAAATACAATTTGATTACTACAGAAAAAATGTTACAGGTAATTTAACAACAGGCAGTAGATTTTTAACTTGTCCATCAGATTACGTTCTTTCGTTTAGTTTAGCTGTAATAGATGGTAATGGCGATTACCATTATTTAGATCTTAAACACCCATCGTTTATGCAAGAATACGATCCAGACCCTACAGATAGTTCAGCAAGAGGGTTGCCAAAATATTATGCACAGTTTGATAAGGACTTATCCACAGGTTCAGACAATGGTTCAACCTTTATTGTAGCCCCTGTTCCAGACTCAGATTACAACGTTGAGCTTCATTATTTGTACGAGCCTACATCTTTAGTAACAAGCACAACTGGCACTTGGTTATCGCAAAATGCACGAGACGCATTGCTATATGGTTGTCTGGTTGATGCTTACACTTTCTTAAAAGGTGAGCCAGATCTTTTACAAGTTTATGAAAGAAGATATAATCAAGAAGTTGCTAAACTCAAAAACAGAGCAGAAGCAAGAGGTCGAAGAGACGAATATCGTTATGATGAGCTTAGAAGACCAGTACAATAAAAGAGAGAGAATTAGTGAAACCTTTAAAAGAGCTTTTAAATAAGTCGGTTGCTATTGTTGGTTTAGGCAATAGTTGGCAAGACTTTAATATCGCAAAAACCCATGGAGTTGAATTTGATGAAGTTTGGGCAATCAACTCAGTATGTAATGTAATATTCCACGATCGTGTATTCATGATGGATCCTGCATCTAGATTTTTAGATTCTGAAGATGCTGGTGGTCAAACCAATACTTTGAGAAAAGTTTTAAAAGAACATCAAGGTCCAATCTATACTTGTGAGTTAGATGATAGATGTCCAGGTTTGGTTGAATATCCGATCAACGAAGTTTTAAAAGATACTAAATCATACTATCTAAATAATACTGTGGCTTATGCAGTTGCTTTTGCTTATTGGAATAAAGTAAAAAAAGTATCATTGTTTGGAGTTGATTTTACTTATAAATCAAATGTAGGCTTTGCTGAAGCTGGACGTGGTTGCGTTGAGTTTTGGTTGTGTAAATGCATTGAAGCTGGTATTCAAGTGGACGTTGCACAAAGATCTAGTCTATTAGATGCCGATATACCATCGGAAGATAAGCTATATGGTTATCATCGTTTAGACGATCCATTAGTAGTAGGGCATGATAGTAAAGGAAACTTAGTTACTAGAAAAGTAAGTGACGTTAAATATCTAGCTGAAACCCAAAAACAGACCGGTTATCTTGATCGATACGATTCACATTTAAAAGGTCCTGTTGAACCCAAAAAATATTGAAACAAGAAGGATTACCGAAATTAGGCGTTGTTGAAGTAGCTACAACAAATTTTGGTGGACACCCACCAGAGTTTTGGGCTGATCAAATGGTTAAAAAAATTGTATCTGTTTCAGAAGAACAGGAGCCACACATAAGAGAACAAGCCGAAGCCTATCGTGATTTAATTTACCAAGTCGCTTTGATTTACATTAATAATGCTATAAAATCATATAAAACCACAATCATTCAACAATTAATGAAAGGTGGTGAAGAAGAACTAGCAAATATAATTAGGAGACTATAAATGGCGATTTCATCCGCATTAACAACAAGTTTTAAAAAAGAACTATTGCAAGGCGTGCATAATTTTGCTTCAGGTGGCGATTCTTTTAAATTGGCCCTATATGCAGGTGCAACCGCCTCTCTAGACGCAACAACAACGGCTTACTCTACAGGTCTTGCAGGACAAGTAGTAGGTACAGGCTATACAGCAGGTGGCGGTACTTTAGTACCAGCTATTGCAGCGCCTGGAGCAACAGGTACAACAGCATTTGTTGACTTTGTTGATTTAACATTTTCAACCGCAACTATTACAGCAAGTGGTTGTCTTATTTATAACGATACTGATGCAGATAAATCAGTAGCAACAATCAGCTTTGGTGGATCGAAAACATCTACCGCTGGAGACTTTACAATAGTATTCCCAACAGCAGGTGCCAACGCTATCATAACTATCGCCTAGGAGACTTGAATGGCCGCAATAACAGGTTGGGGTCGACAAGCCTGGGGTGACGGTCCTTGGGGCGAACCAGTCCCAGTAGAATTAACAGGCCAATCAGCTACAGGAGCGGTTGGTACTGTTGCTATTATTGCAGAGGCTAATTTTGTCCCAAATGGTCAGTCTGCTAATTCAACACTCAATAATCCAGATGTTACTGCTGATGCTAATGCACCAGTCGCAGGACAAAGCTCAACAGGATCGGTAAATAATGTTGGCATTATTGCCAAAGCTAATGTTGTCCCTACTGGACAATCTGCTACAGCTGCACCAGGCAGCTTAGACATAAATGCCGAAGCAAATGTAAATGTACCTAACGCTGTTGCTACTCTTGGCGCAGTAGCGGTTCAAATTGATGCCGAAGCCAATATTGATGTAACCGAACAAGGTGCTACAGGATCTGTAAATGCACCAAACGTTGCTGCTAAAGCAAACGTAGCGGTTACAGAGCAAGGCGCAACTGCCGCACTTGGTACAGTAACTGTAGATGCTGAAGCTAAAGTAGCTGTAACTGAACAATCAGCAACTCTAGCTTTAGGAACTCTTGCCTTTATTGGTAAGGCAAATGTTGCAGTAACTGAACAGGCTGGTACCGCTACTTTAAATGTCCCAACAGTAAAAACTGTTAACTTTGTATTTGTATCTGGAGTAAGTGCAACTTCTGGTATTGGTACTTTAGCGGTTATTGCCAAAGCAAATGTTGTCCCAGATGGACAGCAAGCAAATGGTATAGTTGGTAAGTTTTTAATATGGGGATTAGTTGATACCAGTCAAACTCCAAACTATAATGGAATTACAGAAACACAAACCCCTGGTTGGTCTGAAATCGATGAGACCCAGACTCCAGACTACGAGGAAGTTGCTTAATGGCGAAATGGTCTCTCGCAAGAAAATATATAAAAATAGATTTGAGGAAAATAAATGGCCACATATGTAAATGATTTAAGATTAAAAGAAATAGCAACTGGTGATGAGTCAGGAACTTGGGGAACCAGTACCAACACAAACCTAGAGCTTATTGCCGAAGCTTTTAGCTATTCTACTGTTGCAACTTTTGGTTCAGATGCCGATCAAACAGAAACAATAGCAGACGGCTCAACCGACCCATATAGAAGTATTTACGTCAAAGTAACGTCTGGCGTATCTTTGACTGCAACCAGAACACTAACAATAGCACCTAATACTGTTTCTAAAATATTTATGATTGAAAACGCAACGTCTGGTTCTCAGTCAATATCAATATCTCAAGGTTCAGGAGCCAACGTAACCATTCCAAATGGTGATGTTAAAGTCATATATACAGACGGAGCTGGAGCAGGAGCAGCTGTTGTTGACGCTTTTGCCAACCTTAAAGTTACAGACGCAGCTCAAACCAACATAACCTCAGTCGGCACACTTACAGGGCTTACTGTTAGTGGTAACGTTTCTATAGATGGTGGATCTATCAAACTAGATGGTAACTATCCAACAGGTACAAATAACGTAGCTTTAGGGGATACGGCTTTAGATAGTGTCACTACGGGAGCTAGAAATACAGCTTTAGGGGGTAATGCTTTAACTGACTTAACTGACGGTATAGACAATACAGCAGTTGGTTATAATTCTTTGGCTTCCAATACTGGTTCAGACAATACAGCAGTAGGTAGGAGTGCTTTAGCTTCTAACTCAACAGCTTCTAATAATACTGCAATAGGTTCTGATGCACTTATCTCCAATACTACAGGAGTTTCAAATACTGCAGTAGGAGGTGCAGCTCTAGATGCCAACACTACAGCATCTAATAATACTGCGATTGGTTATTCAGCTTTAACATCTAACACTACAGGTACTTTAAATACTGCTGTCGGAGTAAATGCTTTATTTGCTAACACTACAGGGGTAAATAATGATGCCTTTGGTGCTGAAGCTTTAGATGTCAATACTACTGGTAGTAAAAACGTAGCTATAGGTCGAGCTTCATTAGGTGCTAACACTACAGCATCAGATAACGTAGCTGTAGGATATGCTGCACTTTTCTCTAACACTACAGGAACCGACAATACCGCAGCTGGTTCTGAAGCTTTAGATTCTAATACAACAGGAAATAATAATACAGCCTTCGGTAGGTCAGCTTTAGGTGTTAATAGTACAGGTGGTGCTAATACAGCTCTAGGTTCTTTAGCTTTAGATGCAGCTACAACAGCAGACCACAATACTGGTGTTGGTTATCTATCCTTAAGTGCTACTACAACAGGTGTGCAAAATACTGCGGTTGGTAGTAATTCTATGGTTTCTAACGTTACAGGACAGCTTAATGTGGCTATGGGATATGTAGCTTTAAGTGCTAATACTACAGGAAGCAATAATGTAGCTATTGGTCAGTCTGCTTTAGCAGCAAACACCTCAGGTATTCAAAACGTAGCTATTGGTCAAGGAGCTTGTGACAACACTACAACCCAAAATAATATTACAGCAGTTGGTTATGAAGCTTGTGGTGCTGGGGTTCAAGGAGGCAATACTACAGCAGTAGGCTCACAATGCCTATATAACAACACAGCTATAAATATTACAGCAGTCGGATATGCTGCTTTATATGCCAACACCACAGGAACAAACTCAGCTTTTGGTGCAAACGCAGGTAGTGCTATTACAACAGGTACATCAAACCATATGCTTGGTTATTATGCAGGTAATGACATAACAACTGGTGGTGGTAATACCTTGATGGGACATATAGCAGGTGAAAAAATTACTACAAGTTCGCAAAATACTGCAATAGGTAATGGAGCTTTAGCTCTAAACACTACAGGTGCTAATAATACTGCAATAGGTTCTTTATCTTTAGATGCAAACACTACAGCTTCTAATAATACTGCTTTAGGATATCTTGCTGCAACAGAAATTACTACAGGTAGTAATAATACTTGTATAGGTCGTTCAGCAGGTGCTGCTATAACAACAGCTACCAGCAATACTTGTCTTGGTTATGCTGCTGGTGATGATTTAACAACTGGAATTAGAAATGTAATTTTAGGAGTTGGTTCGAATGCAGGAGCTACAGGAGGAAATGACAGAATTGTTATAGGACGAGATGTAAGTGGTACAGCTAACGACAGAATTACTCTTGGTGTATTCACCAATATAGCCGAACTAGATTTAAATGGTTCAGACACTTCATGGGCTGCTTCATCTGATGAAAGATTAAAAGAAAACATAAATGATTCAGAAGCTGGTCTATCTTTTGTTAATGATTTAAGAGTAAGAACTTATGACTGGAGAAAGAAAAAAGACATCTCTCCAGAACTAGAAAAATATCACGAAGCAGATTCTGAAGAAAGAATACATGGTGAAGATGACCATACTTATCATGGCTTTATAGCTCAAGAGGTTCAAGAGGTTCTTGCCAATCACTCAGAAGTTAAAAATGGTTTAGGCTTAATTAAAGAACGAGATGATGGGGTGCTAACAGCAGCTCCTGCAGCTCTTGTTCCTGTTTTAGTTAAAGCCATACAAGAACTATCCAGTCAAGTAGAAAGCTTGAAACAAGAAATTAATGACATAAAAGGAGGAAACTAAAATGTCAATTGAAAGAAACGTAGATGATATTCTAAATGCCGCAGACGATTCTGTTAGCTTAATTAATAAAGTTAATGCTGGTACTTGGGATGTTTCAGGAATGGAACAATCCGAAATTAACGATATGGTACAACGTAATGTCGACCATCTAAATATCGTATTAGCTTATGAAGAAGTGGTAGCTGATGACAGAGATAAGTCATCTTATACAGATGCTATAGCTGTTGGTGATGCTTATATTGCAGCTAACTAATTAGAAGAAAGAATATGGACGAGAAACAATTTTATATCGGCGTATTACAATTAATCGACATCTCTTCAAAAAGAGGTTGTTGGGAAGGTTCTGAATTGGGAGCAGTATCGCAAATCAGAAACGAAGTAGTAGAGAAACTCAAAGGCTTCAACGAAGAAGTTCAGGAAAACTTAGAAGAAATTAAGGAAGAAGAATAATGTTTTTATTAGATTGGATTTATGATTTAGTTATATCGGTTTCACTTATTATAAGTGCAGCTTCTATAGTTGCTACATTGACACCATCAAAAAAAGATGATGAATGGTTAGGCAAACTATATAAGTTAGTAGACTTAATAGCATTAAATTTTAAAGTTAAAAAATAATGGCAAGAAAAACTGCAGCAGATGTACATTTAGAATTAGCGGTTCACGAAAAAGAGTGTGCTGAAAGATGGAAAACTGCATTTAATAAATTTGATGAAATAGATCGGGACGTTAAAGAGATCAATACTAAATTAGATAATGGTACTAAAACCATAATTGGTCTCTTAATCGT